ATGAATAATCAAGAGCGATTAATAACGGCACTGTATTACTCAATAGGTGGGGTTATTCTAGGATTGGGATTGGCGATTTTTACATCATTTTATCTCAGCACTTCATTTAGTTCAGTTAAAATAGTTATTATCACTATAATTTCTTGCTTCATTATAGGTTATTTATTTCCAAATTTTATTGGAAATATATTTAGATGGGTTTGGAAAATTTTCGTAAATTAGATTTTTTATAAAAAATTAATTTATTGCCTTAATTAAAAATAAAACTATGAGTTTTACAAATGAAAATCATAGTTTCATTTCTTAAATCAACGTATTCTTAAAACACAGCCTAGTAAAAATATAATTTCTTGGCTAAGAAAATTAATGCATTCCTAAATCAGTAATAGCGATAATCTTAATATCCTCTTTTAAATCAAGATAACTCATGACTTCTTTAGAAATCTGCTCTAGATCAGTTCCACCATGTTCTGCCAGTCCGACAGAAGCATTTTTGAGTTCGACTGTCTTAATTTCACCGTTCTGCATGTAAGCAATTAAATGTGTGGGTTGAGGACCTGATGGCACTCCTAGATTAACGACACTTTGAAAATCAGCATCCATTTTTATTCCTTACAATTTAATTAATGTGTTTCTTATTTAAGCGAAGAAAATAGAGCAAAACAATTGAATGACCTTTATGGATTATTATCCAATTTGTAAAGCGCGACCAGTTGGGTTCTGTGCTGCCAAAGTACATTTTTTTTGCACCTGATGCGTTTCAACCTCATTGCTCGCGTCTACTTATTGCAGATAAACCAGCAACTCAAAGGCCCGATAATTCTACTTATAAAAAACTTTATGAAACGCATTCGTATCCCACCAAAGATCGCAAATGTCTTTAACTGTGAGCTGTTTCAGATATTCATCCCCCTCCTTTCAACACAATAGCGGTATTGCCACACGATATTAAGGTTAGGTATTAGTCGAATCGACGGACCACCCCGATCTGTCACCACCCCCACCTTTTCATGTAGTTGTGCTTTATTGAATTTAAGCCCACCATCACTTCAACCCATATAAATTTTCCTGCCCAAATGCTCTATACTTTGCATATATTCAAGCAGAGCAAAATTATGTATACCCCGATGTACATAATTTTTTCTTGAAAGGTAAATGATTTTGTTGAACTTTGAAATTATTTGATCACCGTTAAAGAACGCGAAAGACAGCTAATTTCATTGAATCTAAAGCTTTTCTACATGCTTTGTTGAACTTTGAAAAACTTTGGAGAATCCTGAATGCAAAGACCGACTATCATTTTCGATATGGATGGTTAAGACCGCAAACCTTTAATTTAGATATATTTTTTATTTAATATTTAATTTTATAAATATTTATGTACACACTACTGTACACATTCAAAAATATACCTGATTCATTATAAGCAAAAAGCCCTCACTTTGAGGACTTTGCTACAATTTCAATTACAGCCGCATGGCGCTGCTTACAATCTACATACTTTCGTCGATCATCCACCATCACCTGCAGCACTTCTTTTGCTTGGCCAGACTTTAATTCCAATAGATCAGGACAAGGTGTTTTAAGGTTTGCTGGAATTACCAGCGGCATTGACTGCTGACACCCCATCGTCATCAAAGCAATTAGTGTGGATATAAACAGGACGTTCCACGATCTTTTGCACTTCACGTGTAATCGTTTCGGTTTTAACGCGCTCAACTTCTTTCGATTCTTCATATTCTTCCCCTGCTTTATTGGCCAGCTTCTGTGCTTCCTTTTCAGCATCAAGATATGGCTTTAGCTTTTTATTAATTTTGTCCTGGCATGTCGTTTCAGCTTTTCGTAAATCCCCGGCTAAACGATTGGCCTGAAAGAGCTGGCAAAGGATTACGATGCAAAGCATAACAATCAGGGACCAGCGTTTGTTGTTCCAGATCAGCATTAGGAGTGGCATTTAGTTCACTCCCATGCATTTGTTGTAGCGTTCAACTTGTCGAGTCCACACGCCATAGCAATTGTTAGAACGAATACTGCAGTCACGCTTGGCCACATACTTCCATTTCAAAAGTGACTTACACGCCTGGATATATTCACGCGCTTTCAAATGGCGCAGCATTGACGATCCAGACCAGGCACCAGTGCCGTACTGGTATGTGAAATCAAGATAAAGATCATATTCAGGCTGTGAAATTGGAACATTCAGAACGGTTTTGTTAAATCGCTGTGCATCCTTATCCATGTGCAGCTTGAGATATTCAAAAGCCTGCTTTCGGTCAATCGCTGGATCAGTCATTTTGACGCGCACACCGTTTGGATAGACCGTAGTGCCGTGGCCAATGGTTGGTACATCGCCTTTGACCGGAATGACTGGTTTAGATGTATAGCCTTCTTTTTGTGCTGTGGCTTGCACCTGTTCTTCACTTGGACCAGTAATCCACATGCCTGCAGCAAGCACCAGAGAAGAACCAATCACATAATATTTAGTCTTGTTTGACATCGTAATATTTCTCCCATTGCTCTACTTTTAGTTTGTGGATCTCATCGGCTCGTTTGTTCTCAAGTCGTTTGTAGTACCAGTTCACTGCAAAGCCACCCAGTGCAATCGCAATACCCAGCCATGCGAGAACATCAATTGACGCAAGGTATGCCAAAAAACCAGAAGCAGCCCCCGCATATGTTGTTTTTGATGCAGCGGAAGAAACGGTTGCTGCCATCTCAACCACTGCCGTTTTATGTTCGGACATGCCGCCCCCTAAATTTTTGGTAATAAAAAAGCCCTAACTTATTAAAAGCTAGAGCTTATGGTGGTTTGTTGGGTGATGTTTCTATAAAATTATTCTAAAGAATGGACTAATGTTTATGGAAGACCAAAGAAATCTTTCCCTTGATATACTGAAAATAATCCTAGCAGTGAGCGTAGTTTTTCTCCATTGTCATTTTTTAAAAAATATTTCCAATATTGGCTATTTTTCTACAGTAGAAGGATTGTTCAGATTGGCTGTTCCAACTTTTTTAATTATCAGTGGATTTTATTTTTTTAATATTACTTGTTTAAGTAAATTAAAAAAATGGGCTATTAGGTTGGGTTTATTATATTTGATTTGGATGCTTATTTACTCACCCTACTGGCTAGACTTAAATAATATACCAAAAACAATATATATATTCTTTAATGGATACTATATTTTATGGTACTTAATAGGGGTTTTATTCAGCGGTTTTTTCGTATATTTAATTAGAAACCTATCAACTAAAATTCATATTTTTTTAATATTAATATTGTTTTTTATGGGTTGTATAATACAACTTTTAGGTAACTTACATATATTAAATAGATATTTAGATGAAATTTTTAACATGAATGCTGTACATAGAAACTTTTTATTATTTTGTATACCATTTTTCTTAACTGGATACCTAATAAACAAATATAAAATTTTCAATAAGATTGAAGTTAACTTACCCATGCTAATAATAGTTTTATCATTGGTTGTTTTAGAGTCAAACCTGAATAGAATATTTGTAAGTTCATCTGAAAATCTAGATCAACTATTCTCCTTAATTATAGCATCACCAATTCTATTTACTTATTTCAAAAACAAAAATTTAAAAATAAAATCTAAAAATCTTGCCAATTTATCCAGTGCTATATATCTAGTTCACCCTATGATATTATTTTCTTTAAGCTACTATATTATTCTAGATGAAACCATATCTTCTTTCATAGTTTTAATATTAGCAATTATAGTAGGAAACCTCCTTATTTATTTAAATAAAAAACTTAAGTATATTATTTAAAAATAGCCCCTTTAAAAGGGGCTATTTTTATTATTGAGCTAATTCAATTTCCACCGCAAAAGATAAAGAGGATTGTTCTGTTGTTAGAGATGCGGTCTCTATTTTTAAATTTATTGTATCTCCAGAGTTTAACGAATATTGTCCAGGTTGATAATGTATTATTCCAGTTTTAGAGGAATTATCTGCTGTAAACACATTAGCCACCAATGCACTACCATTTTTATATAACCTTGCTGTTGCTGTTCCTGAAATTGTTAGTTGTTGAACTACTAGTCTAAATGATTTAATAAACACTTCTCTGTTAACGTAAGCTAATAGAGTATTACCCACAAAACTCATATCAGTAGAAGTATTCGTTCCAGCAGTCATGCTAGGTGAACCGAATAAAAGTTTATTTATAGTTTCCCCCACATATTGATTAGACAGACCATCAACACTATCAATTTTAGTTTGAATACCTTCAAACTCAGTTTTGGATACTAGATTTCTTATGCATCCTGCTCCCATTTGTACACCAGTTTTCATTAATGGTATTGAGCGATCATCAACAATATTATTTCCGACTAGTTTGTTATCAGTACTATAATATGTAATATTATCAGAATCTTTATAGGAAGCTAATCCGATTGCACCTACCTGAGTACTTCCTGAAGATATTACGTTTTTTATCGTATTAGAGTTAATTTCATTTTTACTACTACCATATAAATAAATAGCTCGATTTCTACCGCCATCAAATATGTTTAACGAAACCTTACATCTATTTGCCCTATAAAGCATGATACTGTGAAATTCATTATCTACATTATCCAAATTAAACGTATTATTGATAATCTCTGAATCATATAACGTACAGCCCACACCTTGCCCATAAAATGCAGCACCTTTTAATCCATACATTTTATTATTACTTATTTTTAATCTCTCATATTTATAAGTAACTCCAGTAGGTGGCGCTGCCAGAGTTATCGCGTGATACTTAACTCCTTCTACCCCAAAAAAATTATTAGAAACAACATCACAATCATTGGCTGCTCTAAATACAATAGCCTCTAATGCATTAATATAGAATGTATTGTTATAGATGTAATTATGTGTTGACCCAATAATATAAACACAATGTCTTGATGTTGATGTAAATGTATTTTCAAAAACCCTACAATTTAATGGTTTGGGAGAATAAGAGTCATATTCAATGCCAATACATGTACCGATGGTATTTTCAAAAATACAACCGCTAATTTTTTTTCTGCTAGCACCACTTCTCACAGCCACTGTTGCTGTATTATTTCTTTTGCCACCTGTATGCCTGAATGTACAATTCTTTACCCCCCCTCCCACATTTGTATTTCCACTAAATAATATCAAGTCCCACCAAACTGAAGTCGTAGGATCATCAATACTATTTGAAATTTCCTCTAAAACTGTATCTTCATAATGCCCAACTAAAGTAACTTTTGGAGGTATCGATAAACATGCACCATTGTTAACCGGTTTAACAATAAAATGGCCTTGGGATAAATCCACACACCCTCCGCCTTTATTTGACTTAATGTTGGCTAATTTTAAAATTGCTGCTTGATCAATCGAAAAATCCTTGTCAGTTACAAATGAATAATCAGCCTGTACATCTGCTAATCCTTTATATTTTTGATTGTAATTATTTGAACCGGCTGTGTACCACTCTTGAACAGTGTGAAGGATTCCATCACCAATAGCACCATAATCATAGATTGTTTCATTGTCTCGTTTAGATTTTATATTGATTTCAGCATTAATCTGCTTTTGATTCTTATCACCATCAACAACAAAAGAAGCATCCCACCCTTTATCTACAGCAATCTGAGCCAGTCTTTCCATCAGATAGTTGTAGTACTCATCTAATTGATCTAGTGCCACCCCCTGCTTGCGGATCTCCTCCATAAGATAAGCTTTTAGCTCATCATCTTTTCGGTCCACATAGTTCTTCAGTGCACTAATACGATTACCGAGAATCCAGTCAGCTACACCCAACTCCTGAAGCTTCCACCAGATCCAGTCAAAGTCTTTATTTACAGCTGGTGGACGGAATGAATTATTGTAAGATTGGTAGTCAGTGTTTCGGCTAAATGGTGTATTGCGCTGTAAGGTAATCTTCCGGCCACTAGCTGGTGCAGTGGTGAATACCACATTGCCACCGGTTAAACTCCAAGATGCAATCGGCGGCTCAACATCATCCACTAAAACAATTAAATGATCTTTTGATTCACACTGAAACTTTAGTGCGAAGCTAGTAGTTACCCCGTTTCCTGTGTGTTCGATATACGGCGTTTGTTCAGGTACAGACATAATGCCCCCTAATTCTCAAAGTCTAGAGTGGCTTCAATCACGCCACTATTCCCTCTCCAATTAGGGCCTTCATTGACCTCATTATTTCTGTGTATTTTGCCTACGCGTTCCGGTGAATCAGTAACAGCACCTGCTAAAGAATCTAGGTCATCATCGGGCTGTTCAGTAATTGCAGGGTTGAACATACGCATATTTTTGTACTGTCTTGAGCTATTCTCACCTTCTTCGGGGGTATCAATGACGGATGTATGCACCCATAAAAGTCCTGACATTAACGGCCCTTCTAGCGCTTCTAAAATACGCTTGTTTTTATTCCCTACACTGTGTTCTTCTTTTACTCCACAACGGATACGACGTGCTTTCAATGCACCTTTTAGAGCTGCTGGTGCAAAGTTACCAATACCATTAGTCTCAATCGTTAGACTCGGTACATTGAATTGCTCAATCAGGTCGCAAAGCTGCCATACCTGACCACCTATGATATTTCCTTGTGCGTCATGAGTAACGACATCGCCAGTCAGTGCAACGGATCTATGCCAATACTTGGCACCAAAATCATCATGCAGCACTAATGCAGTTGAGGAAATATCGGATTTCAGCTTTCCGGATGATGGGTCCCAACGCATGGTAATACCGACAATCTGACGATCCCCAAGCATCATGATGTACTGGCCGTTGGCACGTCTTAAAACTGGTTCGCAGTCATAAGGAATCATCTTATCCGGATCAAGTCGAACTTCGCCAACTGGCTTGGCATGCATCTGGTACTGTGAATCCCATTCGTTTAATGTCCGGCACTCTCTACGGCGCTCTCCCATGACTTTCGGTGTAAAGCGTTCAGGCCATAGCGATTCACTATACAAGTCGATCAGATAGTGTGTTTCTTTTAGAATAATCTTGAAGGTGTTGCCAATTTTATAAACTGCATAATCTTCATCACGTGTGAGCAGCTTGGCTGTATGACTGATCCCACTGAACACATAAACCGGATCGAAGTCAGATAAACACTCGCTGATATTCTCAAAGCGTTTCTCTTTTTCAAACATTTTAAGGATCATACATTTTGCACCCTGTTTTTGTACTTGGGTATAAAGTGAGTCATGGGTATGCGGTGTTCCGACAAATAGCTTTTGTCCACCTGGTATGAGAATGTGCGTCTGTTCAGACAGGCGATAACGCAGCTTCTCGCGTGCTTCGGGTGTACCGATGTTGGCTGGCATTTCTACGTCATCGTTTTGAATCTCATGCGCACGTGCACCAGTCACGTTGGACAATACGCCACGCGCATGCAGTGAGCCGTGCCGCACATCTTCCGATCCGGTCACCCACCACTTTTGAAGCTCACCACGTTCTTTAAATACGCCAAACAACTGGCACAACGGATGCTTTTCAATGACTTGCTGAGTACCACGGCTACACTTTGAAGCATCACCATCAGTTGCGCCCTGGTGCAGAATCAATCGATTTCGATCAATGAATAGCTTCCATGCGTTATAGATATCTAGAATCGTGGATTTGCCGTGACCACGTGGCATCATCAATAAACCAAGTGAGCCGTAATTTTCCAAGAAATCACAGACATCTAAATGGAAATCTGGCACTTCCCAATTCATGGCTTCCGCATAAACCAGAAAGAAAGCAGCAAAGCTGACCTTAATCATGTATTAGCTCGGACGCTGTTTGCGTTCTTCTAACTTCTTGGCCACAGCTTCAAGTAATTTTGCGGCCTGTGCTTCTGGTGATACATTCCGATCACTTCCGTCGCCAGCTGACAATTCATCATCAAGCAAGACTCGGTTCAGTTTCTCCATGCAGGTCAGGGCTTCTTTTGCGCCCTTGTATAACCAGACTTTGTCACCACGGCCTTTCTTATCAAAAACATCCTGACCATAAGCCTCAGTCATTAGATCGACCGCATCTGTACCGGCCATCTCCATACAGAGCTTTAACTTCTCTACAGTTTCAGGCTTTAGGAAACGTAACTTCTTTACATCCGACATAAAAAATCCCCCGTATATAAGCCATATATACAGGGGGTTTGATTGGGGTTAATTGGGTGTCCTACTTACTCCACGATACGCTCAAAATCAGGCATCTGAATATCCCCCACATCATCACCCCAGAACCGCGTCCGGTCGTGCTGACGTTCGGCTTTACGCAATAATTTTTCACGGTACCCGGGTGCAATCATGTCCTGCATTTCATCAAAGATCATGCGATTGGTTGCCGCCTTGGTATAGAACAGGTTTTGCGCTGGTATCTTGTTCTTGAGCAAACGGAATGCTTCATTCGCTGCATTGGTGTCCTTGTCATCGTAGTACTGCGTCAGGTTGCCGACGGTCAAACCAAGTACCGCTTTAACGTCTGAACCCAATGGACCTACCATAAAGTCCGAAGCACTACGCCCTGAAGTATCCGTACCAGCAACAAGGATATCGCCAAGAATAGATAGACCACCACCCTGAACCGCTGAACGAGTCCAGAAGTTCATTGTCTTTTGTGGATCTTCACTATCCCACATGGTTGAAGGGTCGTTACCATTGGCCAGCTCTTTAAGCTGTACCGCCAGCGCACCAAGTAGTGTGGTCATAGCAAACAATGAAATGCCATAAGCTGCTTTACCTTTCACCCCATCCTGCGCCATTGCACGTGAACCGTGACGCATCAAAAACGCGGCTGGAAAGGATTTAAACTGAAGCATGGATTTCACCAGTTCGCCCATGCCTGTGCCTTTTCGTTGCCCTGCACTCATCCATGTACGTTCACGCAATCCGGCTTCAACTACGGCCATTCCCTGCTCATCCAGCAAGTGTGCCTGAAACTGTGTGGCCACTTCGTCACGCACCTTTTGTGGGTCGCCAAACCTAGTTAAATCACTATCAGGAATTTCATGGATAGAACGTGCAGACATTAACTGGTTACCTTTACGATCCACGACCGGATCAGCCAGGCGCATCACTTCCCAAGCGCGTTCGTTCAGTCCGGTTTTTTCCATGAGCTCACGATCCATTACATCCAGATCGGCCCATGTTTTAGAGCGGGTCAAAGTGCCGTATTTATGCATAAGCATCTTGGTAAAACCGACTTTTGAAGCTGCTGTGAGTGCATTCAGGCCAGATATGCGCATAACCTGTGAAGCAATACCACTGGATACCCGAGCTAATTTCTGCGACTTGCCATGCACTGAGGTCAATCCATCATCAGACCAGCGTGCGATAGAACCGAGCATTTCTTCAGTGGCTAAACCTAAGCTGTGCGCTAGTTCCCGATCTTCTTTATTTTTAGGATTGAGCTGTGAAACCAGCTCACCAAAAGTTTTGTGGTAGGCAATACCATGAGCCCATGCAGTCTTGGCAATCATGGCCTGATCGGTGACGGATGAAATTGTGGTACCACCCAGCATGGATGCCACGTTCATTGACCGGTACGCTAAACCCATATTGGCCAGCACTTCGGATTGCGGTGTATTCTGCCCTGAAAACTCGTCAAACATGGTCTGTGCGCGTTTACGTGATTTGCCTGTATCGTTTGCATCAACACCCTTTTGCCAGTCCTTTTGCTCTGCTGCATCCATCAATATGCGCATGGCATTTTTAGGACTACTACCCAGATTTTCCACCATAGCAATATCTTTGGATAAGCCGTTAATATGTGCTTCCACCAAGTCTACAAACGGCATACCACCGAACTCAGCCTGATATTCCATCCATGATTCAGCATCTTTAAAATGCAGTACCCGGCTTTCAGAATGTCGGCTGGTGACTTTGGAATTACCGCCAAAGGACTGACGACCAATTTCAGTTTTATTGGCACCGTTGCTGCTCAATGTGTCGAATGAGTATTCAAGTAGTTCGCGGATCTCTTGCTGTGAATAATACGTTCCATCTTCATGCACGTATTTTGAAGTGTCGATTAAGCCTTCTGCTTTCTGCACCCATGCCTGTTTGCCGGCTAATACAATCTTTTCTAAGCTATGCGTCTGCGGTAATCCCCAATCATCCAGTTTTCCAATATCACCACCGGCACGGTTAAAGCGTTCACGCATACCTTCAAAGACTTCGCCCATTTTGTCTGAAATCTTCTTGGCCAAAGGATCGCCGGTACTGTCATTGAAGCGTTCACGGACAATTTTTTGTACCAGTTCTGCATCAGTAAATACACCTAAACCGCCTTTAATATTGGTATAGAAGTCCACTAGATCACCACGGTAAACGGATGCAATCGCACGTGCTTTGGAGTCAATCGATTGGATGCCGGACATATCACCATGCGGTGCAACCATACGGTCTACAACTTCACTGGCTGTTAATGTGGGATGATCAAGCTGTGCAAGGTTTTTGTTTTGGGTAAGAATGTCACGCGCTGCAATGGCATGCTTTCGTTTTAATTGCGCTTGAATATCTTCTGCGACAAATTCACCAGCTTTCACCAGTTTTTCTGCATCAGATAAATTGCGCCAGTTCTGAATATCTTTTTTGGCCAAAGACTTCATCGCGTCCTTGATCCGGTTTTCAATGTCGGTGGCTTCTTGCTGGTTTAGTGTGGCCTTGCCGAGTGCTTTAGCTACGGCGGCCTTGCATTGGTCTTTCATAATAAAAATGCCCAGATAATTTCCATCATCTGAGCATTAGTTAGAGTGTGGTTTGTTGGGTAAAGCTTAAGGCTTAAGCTTATTTGCCATCTCATTGAATAATTCTTTTACATCAAAAAGGGATTGCTCATATTCTCCATTAAATAAATTATCTACATGATCAAACCGTTCCTGTGTAAGTACGCATAGCACTTCGAAATCATATTCTCTTTGAGTGAGTATTAATGCATCCAACCCGAATTCGCTATTATTTCTTGATCTGCTCAAATAGCTACGCACTATATTTTCTAAAGACTGCTTTACATGATCTTGGTCATTAAGATCGATCCACTCGTCAATAGAGTTAATATATAAAACATCATTATCCACTGGACATATTGAAGTAGGTACAGCCCTACCGAAATGACTAATAGGACTTTTTTTAATTACATCCATATAACTTGTATTTGAGATCCACTTATCCCAATCAAAATTCTCTGCATTATTCATAAGCAATTATCTCAAGGTGATTTCATGTTCAATCTTTTTTCTTTTCAAAAGATATAACGTCACTCCCCAAACTGTAAAGCACAACTAATCGCAGTCTGTGCGGCCAAAGTATCTTCTTGTGCCTGACGTGCTTCAGCTTCCAGCTCATCCAGTCGTTCACGTAAAGATATGGTGATTTCTTCCATTTCCCCATCTGGACGCATGCGACTGACTGAAATTTGCTGATCCGGATTCTGCATGATGATATCTAAAGCGGCCGATTCTTCTGGACCATCACCAAACAGTGAGCCTTGTCGCGGATCGCCCATCCCCTCGATCCGGTCAATCTCACTTTGAATATTGTCTGAAATGGCCTTAGCACTACGCTTATTGGTATCAAATACGTTTAAAAACTGCTTTGCACCATCACTTAAACCGTCCTCGAGGAGCTGACCTTGACTTAAATAATCCGGTACGGTCTGACCACTGGCTTTCAGATCACTAAGTTTTTGCGCTGCCTGTGCCAGATCCTTGGCCAAACTATTTTGATGACGACCGCCCTGCTTCACTAAGCTATCAAGCTGTGCCAATTGCGGTGCAGCACGGAGCAAGGCATTCAATACAGTCTTGCTGTCATCGTCCAGATTCTCAGCCATACGGCCAATCAATGATGAATCCTCATAGGTGCGTTGCATGATTGCAGATTCAATACGGCGTTTCCCCTCCTGGCTTAAACGTCCGTCACCGGTAATGACTGTGCCCTGTTCTGACTTTGGCAATGACCCCACAAAACCGCGTACAAAGTCCATAGAGCCATCTAAATTAATTGAGCCATCATTGTTGATCTTTAGCAAGGAAGCATCAGGCAGACGATCCGAGTCACTCACAGCACGCTCAGTTGCGGAGTACTGCGCAACGTCCGATTCATTGGCCAGTTTTGCAAATTGCGTACGGTCTGTATCGGTTAAACGTGTCCGGACTAAAACAGGATTATTGATACCAGCAATATCGATACCACGTTCAGCCGCGTACTGTTCCAGAAAGGCCCGATATTCTTCAGCACGGCCCGATTCATAAGCCTTTGCAATAGCTAGTGTACGACCGTTACCAGACTCGACCACGTTATCCATACCGATAATAGGTGCACCATCAGACAGCTTTGGAGATTCGCCAAGCAACTCAGGTCGCAGATCCTCTGCCATGCGTTCAATCTGTTGACGTGATGCTTCACGGGTACGGTCACGTGGTTGTAGTTCCGATGGATAAAGCGGATTTACCCCATAGGCCAGATCGTTTGATGCAATCAGTTCATCCAGTGATTTGACCTCATAGGCCATGTCATAGCTTGAACCATCCATGCCGATTGCAGTACTGGTGCCATTACCACCATATCGAGCGCTTAAACTATTCCACTTATTACGCCATTTGCCAATCGCTTGGCCGACGGTCATACCATCCATGGCATTATTTTTCACAATAGCATTGGCATTCTTTGGATCGTACTTGCGAACTACATCGATCAGCTTTGCATTCGGATCTGCTTTTAATACTGCAGACGCTCCACCTGGTCCCAGTAAATGCCCCAAGTAGTGTTCATGCGGTTGTAGCTCCCGGCCAATACTTTTCTTGATATGGCTTTCTGCCTGCTTCATATGCTTGAAGCCGATGCGGATCTGCTCATCAATATTAGATCGATCACCACCGCCCAAGTTACTCCACGACTTATCCAGCACCTGAAACAGACCATGTGCGGATGATGTTGGATTCTTGGCTGTATGGCTGAATGAACCGCCTGTTTCAATATGGGCAATCGTTAAAGCTACATTTGGAGGAATCCCGGCCTGTTGTGCCTTACGTGCAATCGTTTTGGCATTGGTTGGTAAGGCCATAGTGTCGTAATTGACTGGCTTCTGCTTTTCCTCACCTTTCACCGGATGCACCACATTTACCGGTCGACCCATACGGATTGCTTCAACTGATGCATCTAGGTTTTTAATATGGTTATTAGCCTGAACTGGATTGGCTGGCTTCACTGGTGCCAGTGTTCCTTCAAACTCCAATTCATTTAAAACCAATGCTGCCTGCTGCTGCTCTGGTGTGACATCGGGATTATTGAAATACTTGCCTGCGCCACGTGCTGCACCAAAAAACAGGGTATTCAGCAAAATATCTGTAGTGACTGATTCGGCTGTGACTTCGTATTTTTTGGCCTGTTTGTCGTAACCTTCTGATTCAAGAATTGCACCGGATGCAGCTTGGCCACCAATTGATAGACCAGATGCTCCACCAACGGAAAGTAGGCCATCTTTAATCACGCCACCTGTGCCTTTAAAACCATAGGACATAGGCAATGCAGTTGATACCGCAGCCACAGCACCATCAGTCAAAGCAACTTTTAACGCAGTTTCTTCGTCCACGCCGTCACGGGTTAAATCACCATAGACATAGTTAGTCTCAGATCCACCAGTAACAGCCGCAGCACCAGCGATACCACCCACAGCACTACCGACCACCGCACGTGTTGCATAGTCGCCCAAACTGAATGCGATATTGCCGACTGTGCCGGTATTCTCTTTATCCTCTAAGTATTCAATAGATTCATAGACCAGATCATCACGCGCCTTTTGCTTACGTTCCTTGTAGGCAGAATACGGCTCGCTAAATTCCTCTTTGCCCACATCATCAAAGGAATATGAAACACGATCCACAACGGCATCGACTGGCGCAGCAATAGCATCACCGACTTTGGCAAAGCCAGCTGCCGCACCACGCAACGGTGCAGCAAGGCTAAATAGGCCGCTAGAATCTTCCGTTGTTTCAGTGGGCTTGTGTGCCAGTCCTTTGGCATTGACCGTATCAACCTGTTTCTGTTCTTCAGGTGAATATTCAGATAACCAGTTACTCATTACTTGGTCACTCCATCAGGCATGTTCATATAAAACAGCGGTGTGCCACGCTCATTGATCAGCGCATAGCGGATCTGGCCTTTAGGGCCGTTCTGGCTTTCACGACGTAAACGCAAGTCTTTAAGTTCAGCTTCTGAAGTCTGGTATTTCTGCGCAATCGCCGCATAGCGAGTATCTAAAATACTTTCAAAACGGTCATCATCCATTCCGTATGGTTTGGATACCTTCCATGTCTTTTGATTGCCGTATTTCACACCCTGTTCATATACGCCACCAGTCGCCAGACTTAATGCGGTATTGGTTAGCTCCTTACTAATATCGTCCTTGTCTTTGTGCTGATAACCATTGCGTTCAGACAAATGTGCATAGATCGATTTAAATGCCGCAAAAGACATATTCGCTGTGGCACCCGATACGGTAGTCCCAACATACTTGTTGAATTCGGCCTTGAGCAGATCATCCTTAGGCATCACCAGTGCTTTATTTTTTAAAGCCTGCGTACCTGAAACGATAGCAACTGCAACATCTTCACCATCACGTGAACGGTAGTTATTGGCGCGTGCTACACCTGCCATAAGATAGGAAAGATCACCACCGCCTAACTGCCCCAGCGTAGCCGACCAGATAGTATTCCCCTTTGGAACGCTTTTGGTTTGCTGAATGAGGTTGCCAATAAAATCCAGTTTCTGATTTACGCCCATAGCATCAAAAGCCTGTTTGGCTTCGGCCAGATCCTCAGACGCAATAGGCTTGATCACCAGATTGGGATCTTTTAATGCGATCTGACTGACGGCGTTATCCACGACCTTTTCAGCAAAGCCACCCGGATTGGTTTTCAGTTCCATGCCTGTGAGCTGATGGGTTTGCAGTCCCGCTTCACGTACTGCCTGATTTGGGTTGTCCTTGATGGTTTGTTTCTTTTCATTCAGGATGGATTCATAGACACCTAAAACCTTTTCCTCAGTGACTGCATCCGCTGTCTTGCTGTTGGCCATTTTGGTTTTTTGCTGATTGACGCGCTTTTCCATGTCGGCAGTAGATAAACGACCAAATGACTGGAAGTTTGTAGACTGTGATTTATAGAAATTGTACTCAGCCTCGTATTCGGTACCTTGAACCGCTGCCCCCATGGTCTGCAGGTAGTCATCATCCAAAGCACGGCCAGTCATCACCTGAGATTTAAACTCAGTCAATGCCTTTCCAGCCAATTGCAGGCGCTTGTTTTCCTCAATTTCGACCTGCTTATTGATTGCATCGATCCGGCTGAGTGCCTGGGCTTTCTTTTGCTGTAGCGTTGGGCCATCGGTATAACCAAAACCACCGTTATCCATTTCAGTGACAAGCTGCTGCAGGCTGGCCGTGTCCTTATTTTCAATGGCACTGGTGATACGTCCGTCAATATCTTGCAGATCACGTGTGCCTTGGTATTTATAAATCAGTGCCTGTTTTTGTGCTTCCGGTATGTTCAAGCTTTGAATATTGGATTTGACGTATTCAGCACCGGCTTCACGATCCATACGTGTGCCAATCTCAAGATAACGATCAGCCAGCACTTCGCCTTTTTTGTTGTCAGCACTCAACTGCAATGGCAGAAATGAAGTGGCATTCTTCGCTACATTTTGGGACCAGTAGTTTTGCAGATCCAGACGTGCGTGCATCGGCAGATCATTTTCAAGACCTTTGAAGCGTTCCTGTGACCAGGTCTGTAGATTCTTGTTGGCCACATCTGCGGTCATTGCGCCGTTGGCCACATCGTTTTTTAACAGGGTGATTTGTTCTGACAGTTCAGTGGTCAAAACATCATCCAGTTTGACCTTGCCTTCTTTCTCGGCCATCTGGTTGTTATAGAGTTCCGCATTTTTGGCAGATACATCGGCTGCATCTTCTTTCTGTCTGCGGTCTATTGCTTTGTTTTGAAATACTTGTCCTAAGTTACCTACAGCCTGAGCCAATTGGCCTGTGTTGCGCTGTGGCATCTGGATACGTTCAACCTGTGGCATTGCATTGCCAAAGTTCCCCATCGGGATTCTAGCCATTATTTCCACCCCTTAGAATTACCATACGCAGATGAGCCTGCGGCAGCCGTATTCAATGCACCGGAAACAATCGCTGTATTGGCATTATTGCGATGCACACTTGCTTCAGCTTTCAGGCGTTGTGAGCTGTTATAACCCGTAATCTCGGCCATATTGGCATCATAGTTACCATCAAGTTCAATCTGATCATTGATTACAACGGCTGTACCTTCGTGCACATCCAGACCGTTTCCTGCAGCCGCTGCACGTGCACGTGACTGTGCCTTATCTTTTTCCTTACGGATTCGTTCAGCTTCAAGCCGTCCACGCGCCTGTTCAGCTTTTGCATCCGCTTCAGCCTGCTCACCCAAGTGTTTATTGTTTTGATAGTTGGTGTATCCCGCATACGCCGTGGATGCCACCGTTGCCACTACTGCTACTGCTGCCCATGACATTATTCAATCTCCTTTAATCGGTTTGGAAGTGACGCAAGAAATTGATCAATCTCATCGTCAGGCACAATCACCTGCTGTTCGATCTTCTCAAGGTCGGTATCGGATGTTGGGTGTATCGTGATCCATGAACTGTCTTCGTGGAAATAACCAATGCGTTTGGTGCCTGGCATAGATTTCAATACACATGGTGCAGTCATCAATTGAATGCCATCCTCGGTGGCTACTGTGAGCGAACCTTTCAGCAAGATATTCATGTGTTCGGTACGGTGCATCTTACTTACTACCAAAGTGCCGGCTGCTGCATCCATCTGGCGCATGTACACACCTGGTGCAAAATGATGTTGAACAGGCACATCGATCTGATCCGGACTTTCTGACAGTTGCTGCTGCACATCACGTACCGTGTCGATATAAGCACGCTGCTGAATATCCCCCAGAATATGGGCCAATAGTTCAGTGTTATCGGCTGCAATAATTTCCATGCTTAAAGCTCCAGATCCAAAAGAATGCCGTATTCGTTAAAGCCAAAATGTTTGTATAAACGCACGCAGCTTTCCGTGTTAATTCCGGTTGTGGTACCGCATTGCACACGACCTGCACCCATCTGGCGTGACCAGTTCAGGAACACATCAATAAGCAGCAATGCCGCACGTGTGCCGCGATATTCAGGTTTGACATAAAAGACCTGTTCAAAGGCAATGACCTGATTGTTAAACCAGTCCTTAGTTGTCAGGCAGACAATACCGCCAGCAATCTCTTGCCCTTGCTCAGCCACAAACACCGCACCCATACCATCAATAACGGCGCTCAGGTTGTCTTTCAGTGCCTGTTCATCCAGTTCACGGCTGGCATAGTTCGGTGCTTCATGAATGAATTGACGGGCTATTTCAATCAGTGCCGGCACGTCATCCAGTGTGGCTGATCGGACTATCATGTTATTTCTCGTTAATTGACAACTGCATGGTGATAGCTTGCAGGTGAAAAGGTAGCGGTTTGTTGTGTGAGATAACTAAAGGCACTTTGTGCAGATCCTCCCATGTGCCGCCTTCTTCCAGGTGATATCCGGTATATGGTTTACGTGGTCCCATCAGGTTGTCATCAAAGGTGAATGTTTCGACCAGCTGGCCGTTCAACTGCACACCTAAAGTTTTATTAAAGAAGAACGCCGTCCGATCTACCTTGGCCTTATGCATCATGCTCGACATTGGGCTTTGGCTGAGCTCAGGCGGGAATAGTTCCGCTACACATTCAAACAGCTCACCAAAGTACAGCGTTTCATTGATCAGACTTGAATCATCAATAATCAGTTCATCCCCCTCGATCCGATATTCGATTTCAGTCACTGTGTCGTCTTTAACCCAATACGCAGCAATATTTTTCAGGTGATCGAAGCGTGACTTAACAAGAATGCCGGTATTCAGTTTTATACTGGTCTGAGAATCCACCAAAGCATCAAAAGAGATCTGCTCAAGATAAACATTGCCTTTGCGCTCAATCAGCATGTACGCATCATCAGAACCCAACTGAGTCGGCATAGAACAGATACTTTTCACCGATCCACCGAAATCATGCTGTGCCCATGCCATAACTTCTTGATCACGGTTAAAGGTAATTGATGCCACCTTGCCATCACCCAGCACTAACCAAACAATTGATTCAGGCTCTTGCTGGTATGAAATTTCATTCACGCCCTGGTGCAGCTCACCGATATGTGAAGACAATGCACTGATCTCTGGTGAAACAAGACCATCCACCTCATAGCGATAGGTCAATGCCCGGACACGTTCACCACCACGCTGCACGAATAACAGCTCATTCCCGACCCGCTCAGGACGTGTTACGGAATATGCGCCGTATGCGCTGTGCTCTACAATGTTTACTGTGGTCGGTGTCAATCCCCCATCTGAGTCCACCATGAATTCACCACCAGAAGTCAGGCAGATCACCCCGCGCTGTGCTTCTAAAAACAGGATACTGTTAGACAGACCAGACGCTGAAACAATACTGAATGCATCCGCATCCTCTGTGGTTTCTAGAAAGTTTCCGTTATCCCCTACGGCGCTAAACCAGATCTTGTTCGGTGCTTTCTTGGTATTGGCCAGAACAAGGCGCTGTTTGAAATAGGTGCAGCAACGTGGATAGCCATCAGACTCATTGAAAGCATGCGGCTGAATCACCCATGAACGTTCAATTGCTAAAATATCTGCATCCAGTTTTTTAACGATCTCACCGCTAACACTATCGCTGTTGTTGAATTTCGTGATCTTGATCAGGCCACCGTTGACCTCAAGATAACGCCCCACATCCGCTGCAGTAAAACCTGCCCCATTCGCATTTGGCACCCACACCCAATCCCCCGGGTATGCATCAGGTCGTTTTCCTGTGCTTTCTGTTGCTGCCTGATAATAAAAAGGCGTAACAAATCCAGCAGGCAGATAGGCCACCACGTCACCAGTTAAATAGGTTTGCGTTTCATCCCAGACAGATACGACATCAAGCGTGAAATTGACGAATGCACCCAGATCCTTACCTGATGGCTTGCCCTTACGGAACGGATAACGTGCACTTTCTGAATCAATTGGTGGATGGGTAAATACAAACTCTGAAATATTCCAGTTGCTAAACAGCTCATCACAACGCAATCGCTGCATCGGCACACCGTTATGCGTCAGAAACATTTCAAAGCGATACTGCACATATTGAATGTCACGGATCTGCGCCGTTGTATAGGGTGAAACAAGAGTGGTAATGACTGTTCTGTTACGTGGGTCATAGACCGTAATGCTCTGATGGTTGAAAATCAGTAAATAAACATTGGCCGAGTTCACAATGAATGGAATCAGGCGAATCGCTCCACCTTCCATCAGTCCACGATTGAATGTTCCGGGACGCTTGCGCACACCACCTTCCACCAGTGGGAATAAGTTTTTAATACGCTTTGCGCCGTTGGAATACTGCTGAATATCTGTCCGGGTGTATAACGCTGGTGCCAGCTCCCCGGCACTAAAGTTATTTTTCATGACAACGGTTTTCATTAGTAGCGCACTCCAATCAGTGAAGATTGATAATCTGCTGCAAAGTCTTGCGCTGGTCGCTCCTGCCCATTGATTGCACGTGCCTGTTTCAGCATGTTTTGTAGCTTCTGCCATGCGCTATCAGATTCAGACTGACTACCTGTAATCGGCTTGGCCAGCTTATTGATCAGGTACAGCACCATGCACTCACAAAACAATGAATCCCAAATTTCCTCATTATCTTCATCCGCAATGTACTGCAGGTTGATCAGATTGGTATTGGCGAGAATGTGGCGTGCTTCGACTTCATATTCCTCCACACCAGCACTGATCACACGTAAGAAATCACGTGGCAACGGGAAAGAGTTTTCATAACCAAATGTCGGGTGCGTGGTGACTGGTGCAAGCTGCACTCGTTTTTTCGCAAAGGACCATGGATGCATGCGCAATAGTGCCTTGCGTGTGCTGGCATAGATCGAAGCGCAACGGCGTGCATTCTCTGTATTTTCATCAAATGAAATAATGGATTTAGCGCCGATCTGGCTCAGTGCTTCATTGCAGATAGATACTTCTGTAATAGACATAAAAAAGCCCTCAAGTTTTAGTGATCTTGAAGGCTTCTTTGATTAGGTTTGTTGGGTATTAGGATCAGCCACCCATTGCTTTAAATAGATCCGCGTCATATTCAATGCGTGAGCCTAGAATATTGGAGTAAAGTCCCATCACTTCAGCTTGTGACTCTAGGCTATAAACCTGATCATCTGTGAGCATTGGTGTTTGATCCGTACCAAGCTTGGCCAGAAATGCTTTTAAGGCATTCAGTTTTGTATCCAGTTCAAGCTTTTCGAACTGCATGCGCTCAATGTGGTTTTTAGGTGGTTGAGCTGGATTGGCAAATAATCGATAGCCTTCCAGTTCCCAAAGTTTATTTTCTGCTTGCTTGGTTGCATTGCCTTTTGCTAAACGCTCACCAATTTCAGCATTAAAGTTTTCTTTATTTACACATGCACTAAAACCTGTGGCCAAAAAGAATGAACCATCTAAATATGCATGTACAAAAGTTGAAGTGGTATCACCTGGCTGCTGCACAGTCACATATGCAACACGATCCATAAGAGCATCGATCTGATCTTTAGTCACACGCGGTGCAACGGCTTTTTCTGCTAATTCTTGTTCTGTTACTGCTTTAGTCATTTGAGTATTCCAATTCGGTTATTAAAAAAGACCCGACACCCCATGCCCAAGATGCCGAGCCAAAGCCCCTACCAGTTAGACAACGAAGTCCAGCGCAACAACTTTCTTCTCGTTTGCACGACCTGCCGCTAGAGAATGCACACCACCGACCTGCTTGATGTTTTTCTTGTCCGCACGTGTGGTGATATCGAAGCCAGTGATATCCGCTTCACCGAAATGGATTGCAGATCCACAGTAAGCAACGGTACGAAGTTCACCCACCGCAGCACCTTGACTTAATTTTTCGTAGGGAACCCAGTTGAAGCCCATCCATTTACCACCAACACCACCTTCCTGAATCATCTTGCCGGCCATGAAGTCAGCAGATGTCAGTGTGGTATCACCTAAGATTTTCTCCATCATTGCAGACGTATACAGGATGTATAACTGCTCGCCGTTGTGCTCGTCACACTCATTGGCACGGAAGATGGATTTTGCTTTGATGATCTTGCTTTTTAGGCTACCACTGCCAAAACCTGAAAGAATCAACTGACCCGCTGGCAATGCGGTTGGTGTGGTTGTTGCTGTGCCGTTATCCGCAACACTTTTACGGCTGATAGTACCGATTGCAGCCTGGTAAATGATGTCATCGATTTTGCGGTTTTTCGCGTTATACAGCAGCTTGATATATTTATCGTTTGGATGCGCTTTCAGCTTTGGAATGTCGCGTGATTCGATTGGAATGAACAGGTCAAAGTCATTCATCAAGACGCTACGTGTACCAGCATCAGGAATCGTCCAGGTAGTATCACCGAAACGCGCACCAGAAGCGGCCATTTCAACCTGCCCCATATCGTTAATGGTGAATGATTCACCCACGATTTTGCCGCGATTCACTACGGTTTTTAATAGACGGCTTTCGTTCTGTTGTGATGCCAACTCATAGTTGTCATGGAACTGCTGAACAAAGGCCGCCGTGATTTTATTTTCATTCACAATAGGCATACATTACCCCTTATTTGTATTGCTTCTGATAGAAGTTCTGAACCTGGCCAAAGACACGTTTGTGATCAGGGTGGCTTTCGTTCAAATACGCTTCCGACTGCATTAATGATTCAACATCTACGCCGCCAGTTTGTTGTGTGTTAGATGGGGGTGTATCTTCATTGAGCTGCTGGCCAAAGTACGCTGCCATCTTCAACACCAGTGGATTGTTACCAAATGACGGATCGTTCACCTCCTCCGCAGTCAGTACGCCGTTTGCAATCAGATTGCCTGCCACTGCTTGGGCATAACCGAAGTTTTGTTCTGCTTCAGCTCCCCAGGCTTCAGTCATAGTTTTGACCGTGGTTTCATTGTCCAGTACGGCGTTATTTTCCATGAGTGCTGGAATCAGCTCGTTATATTCCTTCAGCAAGAAGTTCAGGCTACCGTTATCCAGTCCGGCTTCACGCGCACGTTCCAAGAACTCCTGATTTTCAGGGATGGCCTTGAACTCATCAAAATTGAAGTTTTCCACTTCGACCTGATAACCATCGATTGATTCAGGTGCACCAGTCGCTGCAGGTGGGTCTACTGGATCAGTTGGTGCAGGATCTACCGGATCGGTTACCGGTGGATTCATCACGCTAGGTGCTGGATTGTTTTCTGGCTCTACTGGGTTATTCACTGGATCAGTCATTTACTTCGTCCTCTTGCTTATAATTCGGGTCGTTTACTTTGTTGATTTGTCTATAGATGAAGCCCACCACATCGGCCTGACCTGCACGGAAACAGGACTCACGTTCAGCATCATGGCCACCGCGTACATAAGTCGATTTAGTGGTGTACATGTGGGCTAGATGCGCAAGGATTCGCTGTCCGTTTACGTCCAGATCAAAGACATTGCGGTAGGTTTCTGGTGTGGCTGGTCGGCTCATACGTGTTTTGACAAATGTGCCGACTTCATCCGGTTCGCTTTCTTTGTTCGCTTCAGGTAATGGGCGCTCAGAAAGCTCATCCTGGTATTTTTCAATCTGGCTTTTCAGCTCTTGGTTTTTGTTGACCTCATTCCACCAGCCAACGGCTAAGATCAGGACAACGATAAGCAGTACAGCTACGGAAATAATCACTGCATTACTCCTGTTGTGGGTTCAGCACCGATCTGTTTCTCAATGCCTTTAGCAACTGCACTGCCGGCCATTTCCATCATGGCTTGCTGTTGTTGCTGCTGGGCTTGTGCTTCTTGCGCTTTCTGGCGTGATTCACGCAATTGCTGAACTTCATCCGCAGTACGCATGATCGATTGAGGAACGCCACGGCCTGTACCTGTAATCGTTGCTACTGCATCAAAATCGATATTGTCCAGAATGGTTGGCTCTACGGCTGCTGCATTCCCCATGCTCGCGATGTACTGCTCGGTGGCATAGACTTCTTCCATACGCTGAGAGCGTGCCAGTGGTGAAACAAACTTGAATGAAAGATTGCGACCCCATAATTCTTCTGGTGGCTGTCCTAAAACACCTGAACGCAAGGCCAGACCAAAACAGCGATCAAGGATAGATTTCAGGTATTCAGTTTGCAGACGACCATACATCGGCCCGAGCAGCTGCCGGATCAGTTCGACCCGTGTATTGATTTCTGTTGCTGTCATGTTGCTGGTGCCAATTGGTGGCAACTGGTCAGCCATAAGACGGCGACGAATCCCGCCTTGCAGGTTGGCTAATAGATATTCTGGAAGCTGGAAATTCACACCATCATCCAGGCGCTTCATTGAATCTACTGAGTTGGCAATAATCACTTTTCGTGGGCCAATGCGCACGGTATGCGGGTTTAAAACGCCGTCATCCTGAGCAATCCACATACCACCAATTTGAAGATCCGCAGAACGTAGCGTGTTCTTCATCAGATCATTTAATGACTTGGCATCAGGCAAAGCCAAAGTCATCTGGCCATTGCCATACACCGAGTTTGGCAACTTGCGCAGACGTGGCACCGAGCAAGGAAATTCGTGATAACCAGATTCTTTCAGCATGTGCTGATTGCTCTGATCAATATGGAAGGATGCAAACGGCATAGCCTTGTTGATCTGGCCAGCACCCACCTGTTTACGCGGCTGAATCACATGCAGCAATTTTAGTTTGGTGTCTGGTGACTTCTTGGCAGTATCAACCACCGTGTAATGGCAGTTCTTTTCACCATAAGTATTGATCATGGCTTCGGCTGTCATTTCGTGTTCGCGGTAAATGGTGTCAATCAGACCGTCCGCACGTGTTGATCCGATAAAGCAACTACCTGTAGGCCATGACTCAAATACATAGCCCCCACCAGCTGTGCGATCAATATCGACATACATCACACCCCATCCAGCGGTCACAACGTCCGTGATCGTGTCGAAGTTCTCACTGTCAAAGTTTGCGCCGTGGATATTGCGCCACATGAACTGACACACATCCTCAAGCCAGCGTTCACCCTCAGTGACTTCTGACAGGTCATCTATGCCGTCCGGCTGTGCCTTAAACCAGATTGCATTCGCAGGTGTAACGCCGTTCATGATCATGGAAACCAGCACCTGGACAGAATCGGCAGCGGTTGAATCGTACAGATCTGCACGCTCAGTCTCACGCTGATTCTTTACATCACTTCCAGCAAAGGACTGCTGACGCTCAGGCGCACCGAACCGATAGCATTCAGCCCAATGCGATTCATACTGTGCACGCGCAGCTTTGAGTTGTCCCAACCGGGTACAGTATTTACGAGCGTCGTTTTGCATTAGCCACCGCCTAGTTTTGATTTTTTGTCTTGCACAAAGTTGTTCCAGCTCTTAGCAAAACCGGATAACTGCTTCTTATCAGTATCCCCACCCAATACGCTCATGCCGCTACCCATAGAGCTACCAGTACGGCGCATTGCTTTTTTGGCATTGGATTCCGCTGTAGCCTTTTCGGCTGCCCGGCGTGCATCACCTTCCGGATCTTGCTGCACTACCTTTGGTTTAGCTCCCATGGTTATTCCTCCACTGAATCCCAGCCGCGCTCAGTCAATACGTTTTGGATACGCTTAACTTCGGCAGTTTGTGATTGAAGTTGCTGTACTGTGGCCTTGACTGGTTTTACTGCTTCACCTTTGGTTTTGCGCCATTGAAGGAATTCTTCATATTCCTTTTTGGCTGTCAGTTCTTCTGCAGTTGGTTCAACTAGTGCACCTAGTGAACTAGTTTCATTAGTAGACTGGTCTTGTAGTGCTTCAGACATTTCACCAGTTGCTTTTTCGCCCTTTGGATCTAACTCAGTTGCACCAATTGGTGTTGTGTCTGCTGCCGGTGCTTTCTCTGTTGCACCTGGTGTATTTACTTTGCGAGCTGCCATAAAAAAACCCTATCGTTGGTTGATAGGGTTACTGTGGGGGTATGGGTGTTGGGGTTTGTTGGGTGATATAAAAACAATTTTAAGTTTTTCAAAAATAAAGTAATATTCAACAAATTTATTTTTCAAAAAAACACCATGAATAGCCAAACCAAAAGCTCAGATGAAATTAAATCTCTTATATTAAAAAACTTACTAGAGATATTTGATCAGTTACAATACTTTAGCAATAATAATAATATGATAAAAAAATATACGACACATATTCATTTTGATTCATTAAAAGATTTAATTAATTTTTTAAGAGAAGATCATCTATCCCAGTTTTCAATTAATAATTATGACGAATACATCTTGTCTTACATTAACAACATCGCCACAAATATTAAAAGTAAAACTTTAAGAATATTTCATACCAAGTCAGAAGAAATAATAAATGAATTTATAGAAGAACTACTTAATTCAATAATTATATTCTGTAATTCAACTTTAGAACTCTTATCAAACCATCTTATTATTAAAAATAGATATAATGAAGAAATTAAATACAATTTAGATAAAATAGAATCTCTGAAATTAGAGAATGATTCATTAAAAAGCGATTTCACAATCGTGGGGAAAGAAGTACTTGAATTAAAAAACTCTTTAACTAAAAATAATGAAAAATTAATAAAAATTATTAATAAAAATGATGAATTAACTCTTAAACTAAGTAAGTCAAATGAGGAACTCCAAAACGTCACCGTAGAGAAAAATAGAATTCAAGCTGAACTTTTACAATTTGAGAATGAACCAACTACGACTGCTTACGACGAGGCAGCAGTAAAATATACAAATTTACATGAGAAATTTCGAAATTTTTTTTATTTTTCACTAACAGGTATTATATTTGTCATATTTATAATGATTTATTTAAAATCTAATATAATACCTTTAATAAATTTCACATTAGTAAATAATAATAATGATCAAGTTGAATACTGGATTATCAAAATCTCATTAATGTTAATAGGCATGACTCTCGCAAATTACTTTCTAAAGCAGTCTTCACATTATCAGCGGCTAGCCGATCAACACCATCAAACCTCAGTAGAATTAAAAGCTTACCCCTATTTTATGAATAGTGTACCTTTAGAGCATTCTATCGAGATCAGGAAAGAATTAGCATTAAAATATTTTGGTAAAGAAATTGATTCCGCTTCTCACAAAAATATGTCTAACTTAATTTCAGACCAGATGAAAAGCACTACAGATATGGTTAAAGCCACTACAGATGTAATCAAAAATATAAACGTTCAAAAACCAGGATCTTAATCAGATCTTGGTTTTGTTTTTTTTAATTCCCGATCCAATTCATCAATAACCTGATCACACAGGCCGCCGTCTTCAAAAATATCCATCTGGCCAATCTTGTATTTGTATGTCATCCATTCACCTTCCAGTGGGTAACGCACAATGCCTGTCTCTGTTTGCCACAGCAAAATGAATGCATGGCCGTTGTCATAGTTTGGAACGCCACCACGCGCCCATTCTGAAACTGTAGAAGCACCAGACACCGGCAGAACGTCTGCAATCTTTTCGTGTGTCCAGCCGCATTTGCCTAAGTCCAGAATCATTCTGTTGAAGTCTGGACGCTTGTAATTTCGAAGTTTTAACTTGAACTCTTTGACCTTCTTTTTGGTATGCAGATTGATAAAACGCGCGCGCGCGCGAGGAGAGTTCGTATATACCCCCTCTCCACACTCACCACCGACTAGTTGCAGCCCTATAGAACTTCCCATAGCAACCCCTATAATCATTAGATTTCCATCACTTTTATTTTGAGTAGTCCGCCTTTAACCACATTGCCCCGGCGCACTATCAGCTCATCAAACTGTTCGTCATCTACGCAAAATTCACACTTCACCAGGCTATCAATCGTTGCTTTCAAGTAATTATCGATATCCCGTCTTAATCGATTCGGAAAATGAAACGTCACCTCCAGTTTTAACCGTGCTGCTGTTCTGGTTGGCGGTACCAACATGCTGACCAGATCGTGAAAATCTCTTGCCTCATCACTCAACTTGAAACCGCGTCCAGATTTCTTCCAATAGTGGTTTACCGATGGAGGAATAGCCGGCAAATTAAAATCTAAAATGACTTTTTCACCCCCTACGCTATTTCGCTCTAGTTTCGCGTCTACGGCGTTTTGCTCTGCTTCATGTGTCTTTGCTTCAATTTTGTTTTTAAATTGCACTGACGCGCATTCCTTGCGTAAATTGTGCTTGTTCAAGTGAACTTCTAACTGTTTTTCACTCCAACGGGTTCCAGTCATGTACCAGCCTCAAATAATTGTTTAGCTTTTTCGGTTGGCAGGAAGCCTTGTGGGTATTTTTTATCGCCTGTGATGTATCCAAGCCTCTCAAGTGATGCCAGATACTTCTGCACAGTTCTTTTGCTTACGTCTGAAACCACATCATCCAGAACATCCTGCACATAGGTTTTCTTTCTCCGGAACGTGATGAACAAAACGATTTCAATCGTGAGTTCAAACATGTGGCCGTGTGATTGACTGATACTCATGCTGCACCCCCTGTACGTTGATCATTCCAATTGCATTCGACTACGCTTAAACCACCTTGCTGGAAACGTGACCAAAGACGATCACCCAAGTCTTTTTGCAGTTCTTCCAGGGTTAAATTTGAAATCAGCATGGTCGGCTTCATGCGGTCATAGCGTGCATATAAAACTTTGTGCACCAGCTCCCGGCGCTTATCACGGTCATGCAATCCATATTCATCCAGAATTAATAAATCGTATTGAGTGAAATCATGGATCACGGATTTCTCTGTAGCGTCTGGTGCATCCCATGCGTGCATGATTCGTTGTGCCAGATCCTCACTGGTGATGTAGCGTGCATGCTTGCCCTTGTTGAGCAGTGTTCTGGCCGTTGCACAGCTCAGATGGGTTTTCCCTGTACCTGTAGGCCCCACCATCACAAAGTTATTCTTGTCGCCGTTGATCATGTTCTTGGCGAAGGAGACAACCTGATTTAAAGCGTTCTGGTGTCCTGCATGTTTCACCAGGTAATTTTTAAAACCTGACTGAGCATGACGTTCTGGAAGTTGAGCGCCTGCAAAGTGCTTTTCACGTACCTGACGATCCACTTCGGCCTGTGCTTGTGCAAGTTGTGCTTCATGAAACTCTACGGCGCATTTTGGGCACTTGTGATATGGGCCTGCTTGAACCATAGCGACCTGATGCTTGTTGCAGATCTCTTGAACTTTTTTCAGTCCAAACGAAAACGATGACATTGCGTTCATACGAAGTCCTCCGGGATATCCACTTGGAAGTTTTCAACAGGTGCGTGATAAGTTGCCTGATCTTTCCATGCATCATTCACGTTCAGATTTGCGTTAGATTTCTTGCTGGTTTTTGGTTTTTCGGTCTTCGGTTTTGCCGGCTGGTAATTGCGTAACCAGTTCAACCAGGTGGTCATCCATTTTTGAGAAATGCGTTCAGGTTGGCCAACTGACCATTGCGCCAGCTCTTTGAGTTGTTCAAGTACGATGTCTTGTGACAGCTTTGGAAAACTCACAGCTGCTTGAGCCATGAAATCCTGTTTGATTGGGTAGGTCCCAGATAGATCTTTCAGCGTGTACAGCTTTTGATCGTCAGAGTGGTAGTCAATAAAATTCAAAGCACCACGATCCTGAGGAACAAATTCTGATGGCGCTTTATTATTATTTTCTAAAGATTCTATTGGAGTATCTATTGTGTGTCCTGTAACGGGACTAGTAACTGGTTCACTAGCTGTACCATTCTGGTCTTGCTGCGAAACTAGTCCTGTAACTGTACTAGTCTTATTAGTGAACCGATCTTTTAGGGAAATCTCATTTAAACGATAAGATTTCATACCCTGTTTTCCACTGGCAATCACACTAATAACGCCGAGTTTTACAAGCTCTTGAAGCGCAGTTGATACAGTAGTACGACCCATTTTGCGCGCACCAGGTAGATCACCACCTTGTAACTGTGAATAGCTAACAAAATCAGACTCCTTGTTATGTCCGTTAATGCGGTTTTCCAGCTCCGCATAGACGTTACGTGCAGCATCACTAATGAATGGCCACACTTCTTTTCGATACAAGCGACTAGACATAACATAGCCCTGATCGAACTTATCGCTATACATGTTTTTCCCAGCCCCTTGTGCTGGTTGTGAAGGCTTCTTAAACGGAATTACTTGTGCAGTATTCATAGCTTCACAACCTCCCCGATACGTGTTAAATTCAACATTCGTTACATGCCTCATTTACTTTCTGAGTGAATGGCAAAGAAGCTCATCTGGTCGCACAGATGGGCTTTTTTTGTGCCGGTAGGTTTCATCAATGGTTCAGGTGTTAATTCAAAAATAGGCGTGTCTACGGTATCTGTGGTCAGACGCATAAGAGATGCGAGATTATTTAAACGTTCCCGAATTTCAGAAATATTTGATATGCCCAAGCTTCTTATATGCTCAGACAAGGTTTTATTTTCAGATCTGGCAATTGCTTCTAAGTCACGCTTTTCGTCATACGTGCATTTGAACGTGATACTTTCAGTTAATTTTTCAGACATTCTTTCTACCTCACACAGCCTTATCGCGCAGTTCAATCCAAATATCTTGATAGGTGTCTGGAAAAAGTTCTTTTCTTGTCGAAAGACCACGATCTTCAGCAATAACAGCAAGTCGGATTTTTCTTTCAGTGGGGATTTTCTTCCATCCACTCACTGATGGAACTCTGATCCCAAGTAATCGAGCAACGGCAGCTGGTCCACCAAGAGCTTCTATAAGCTGTGCATCATTCATGTTGTTCTCCTAAATAATTATCCAATTATTAGGCATTCCTTATTTTTATTCAATAGGAATACCTAATTTATTTCGTGTTAGGATTTCCTAATGAAAACACTTGCTGAACGTCTTAAATATGCCATGGAAGTTTTACCACCTAAGAAAATTAAGGGGGTCGAACTTGCACGCGCCGTTGGAGTAAAGCCACCATCTGTTAGTGATTGGCTTTCTGGTAAATCGAAAAATATGGAAGGCCCGAACCTGATTCGTGCAGCCCAATTTCTAAAGGTAAATTCAAAATGGTTAGCTACCGGTATCGGCAAACCTACTGATGAAGAAGCAAAAACTGAGTTCAGTAATGTAAGTTTTAACAACCTCCCGATTATGGAAATTCCAGTTTTAGACTATGTTCAGGCCGGCCTTTTTGGGACTGTTGAATATGACGGAATTAATCCTAAAGGTAGGACTTATACGACCTACCAAACTACAAAACCTTCTGAAGTCTTCAGCTTAATTGTTGAAGGAATGAGTATGGCACCTAATTTTTTACCTGGTGATTCACTCGTAATTGATGCATCAATAGCACCACAGCCTGGATCCTTTGTAGTTGCTCAGAACGGATCTTATGAAACCACTTTCAAAAAGTATCGGGTAATTGGATATGATGAATATGGGCGCGAAGAATTTGAGCTAGTTCCATTAAATCCAGACTACCCGACAATATCCTCAAGGGATCATAAAATATCGATCATTGGTGTTATGGTTCGCCATGAGCGAAGTTATAAATAATAGATTTTCATACGAGGATGAGATGATAGAATTTAGAGGAAAGAGATATATTGTAGATTACAAAAGAATATTTATTTTCTTAGGTTTTATCTTCGGAATAGGCTTGGTTTTGGCTATGTCTGAAAAGCCTGTGCAATATTCTCATATAGAGTACTTGCAATTAATCATTTCAAATTCAGGTTTTATTGATTGGTTGATTATTGGGATGCTAGTCTTTTTTGCTTGTAAGACTAGTATTTGGGAAGTTGATAAATAAATTTTATCTGATTTTAAGCCGCTCCCTTGAAGCGGCTTTTTTTACACCTACCGAAAAATAAATCTAAAAAAATTAGGAATACCTATTTACTTATTTATTAGGATTGCCTAATATTTATCTCGTACCCAATAAAAAGCCCGCAGGGACTGGAAATCTAGCGGGCTTGCAAATATGCGAGATAAGTATGAAACAAAATCCTATTCAAAGCAACCTGCCAGAGTTCGGCCAATCAAGCCAAACGTCTGAGCGTTTGTACCAGCACCCAGAACCTAAATCAGTAGCGAAAGAAGTTGCTTCAAATGTCGCTGCTTGGATGCTCCTGTTTTCAATCTTTATGGGTCTTGCCTTAATGGCTGGTTATGCAGCAGATAAAGAATCTGCTTACCAGGCAGAAGCGATTGCGAAGTCCGTAGGGGGTGCGAAGTGAATGCCTATGTTAATCCTACCCGGATTATCCCGATCCGCGCTTCATCACTAGGCGATCTGTTCGATTGCCCTGCACGATGGGAAGCCAAGAATCTTTTAAATAAACGTAATCCAGCTGGTGCACGCACTCGCTTGGGTACCGCAATTCACGAAGCCGTAACCCAATGGGATCACCTGAATCTGATTGGTGAGGAAGTTAGCCTGGAAGAATGCGAAGAAATTTTGCATCACCAGATCTGGCAACCCAATGAAGAAGTGGATTGGTCGGATCTGAATCAGAACGATGCTGAGTCCATTGGCCAGTCATTAATGCACAAGTACATCACCCACATTGCACCTACTCAGAAATTTATCGGTGTAGAAGTACGTTGTGAATCTTTGATTCTTGCTGATCTAGGCATTGAACTTACTGGGACCATCGATCGCATTTATGAAAATGAAGATGGTGAATTAGGTATCTCTGATATCAAAACCGGTAAGGCTGCTGTAGGCAGTGACGGCGTAGTGAAAACCGTTGGCCATGCGCCGCAAATGGGAATTTATACCGTACTTGCTGCACATGCTCTACAGGAACCGGTAACAGCCCCTGCCCGTATTTATGGCCTGACCACTGGCAAAACAGATAAAGGTCAGCACGTGGGTATTGGTGAAATTGAATCACCTGCAGAAGTACTGCTGGGTACTGAAGAAGATCCAGGACTACTGCACCATGCGGCCACAATCATCAAACACGGTACGTTTTACGGTAACTCTAAATCAATGCTCTGCAATGAAAAGTTCTGCCCTGCGTACGCTACCTGCAAATTTCGCAAGTAATTAATTTTTTAAAAAATAAGGAATAACACAATGACTTCTCAAGTAATGACAACTGAACAACTTCGTACTTCTCGCCAAGCTGCTCATGCTGCACCTAAACCGGTTGAAGTGGGCCTTACTTCACTTGAAGGCTTTGAATTAGCACAGCGTATTGCCAAGATGCTTGCAGCCTCAACCATGGTGCCGGAAGTTTACCGCGACACACTAAAAGTCAAAGATGGTAAAGATCAGAACGGCAACTGGTTATATCGTTCAGAACCAAATCCAAACGGCTTGGCCAACTGTGTGATTGCACTCAATATGGCCAATCGTATGGGTGCAGATCCGCTAATGATTATGCAAAACCTTTACATTGTTGAAGGTCGTCCAGCCTGGTCATCTCAGTTTGTTATTGGTGCTATTAATACCTCTGGCAAATATTCACCGCTTCGCTTTGCAATGGAAGATCGTGGTGAAATTGAAGTGACCTATACCACCAAAGAATGGAAGTGGAATCCTCAACAACGTAAGAGCTTGCCAGAAGAAAAAACACATACAGTTAAATTGCGCAACATCGTATGTAAAGCCTGGGCAATTGAAGCCGGTACAGGTGAGCGTCTTGAATCTGCCGAAATCTCTATGGAAATGGCTGTTAAAGAAGGCTGGTACCAGAAGAATGGATCTAAATGGCAAACCATGCCTGAGCAGATGCTTCGCTATCGTGCTGCATCATTCTTTGGCCGGATCTATGCGCCAGAAGTGCTGATGGGTATCCGCACACAAGAAGAAGAACTTGAATCAATCATTGATGTAACGCCTGAGCCAGTGAATACAGCACCGCAAACTTTGGACAGCATTAAGCAGAATGTTGTGAAAGAAGTTGCTGCAGATGCACCTGCAGAAGAAAAACCAAAGCGTGTGACTAAATCCAAAGACGTGAAGCTTATAGAAAAATTTACTGAGAGCTTAAAAAACTGCACCAAAGATTCGGAATTTGCTGATTTACGTATTCAAGTTATTAACGAAGATGGTTTGAATATCGACCAGCAAGAAGATCTTATGAGACAGATCAATGCACGAGCTCAAGAATGTTTGGTTTCAGAATCCAAGTCATCAAATGATGCAGATAACGGCGTAAGCGTTGATGAATTGAAGCGCCTGCAACAAGAAGCTGAAGCACTGGTACAGCAAAAGAAACAGCCGGCACCTGCTGAATTGCGCAGAGCTTACGCCAAAGCATTAAACCAAGCCAAGTCGCTAGCTGAAGTATTGGATATCGAAGAACAGATCGAAAATGACGCTGCCTTAAATCAGGGTGATGCAAAGTATCTAGCAGACAACATTGAGGAAGTACGCGCCAAGTTTGAGGCATCACAAGCGCCAGCTGTAGATCCTCTCAAAAGTGGGTCAGTTAAAAGCGGTCTTATCCTACTGATCTCTGATGCCAAGAACGGTGAAGATCTTCGACAAGTCGCCCAGCAAATGAATGCAGCGAAGCCGAACTTGACCAGTGAGCATCAACAGGAATTACTGCAAGCCTACCAGCAAAAAAAGAAATTGATCGAAGATCAGATGGATATGTTCCCAAATAAATAATACGGATATGGCCACGCCTCCGGGTGTGGTCTACAGGAATAAATTATGAAAGTTATCCCATCAAATTTATTGATTCCGTTTAGAAACTGGCTGGTTAAGAACGGATACCGTGGCGTGAATCGTGGCGACCATCTAACAGCCTGGAAGCCGAAGCACAAACAGATTGAGATCATCGGACTGCAAATGAATAAACCTTGTCAGCCGGTATTTAAAACGTTCTTAGGCCAGTACCTGGAACACGGAAAAGAATTTTTAGAGGAATTGGCGTGATGGATATTCAGGAAATTCAAGAAAAATTTGAAGATTTACTTTTGGCAAACCCTGACTTTGATGAAAGCCTTTTGGAAAAAGATGAAGAAGGTTGTTATTCGGATTCTGATATTCAGCATATGTACAGCATGTTTGAAGCTGGTACGGAAGTTGGTGAGCAATGGCAAGCAGCCAAAGCTCAAGCGGTGCCGGAAAAAGATGCAGTCATCAAGAAGTTGAGTGATCAACTTTATGAGCAAGAAATGAAAACAAGTGATGCCCGTGTTCTCTGTGAAACAGCTTGTGAATTATTGGATAACTATGTACATCAAGACGCAATGGTGATTCTGAATGACTTGGAACAAGCCATGAGCACAGGAGCCAGCCAATGACTGAAATTCAACTAACCAAACTTCAATTGGCGAACTATGTTTGTGATGAGCTGCATAAAGAAATGCCATTTGATCTGATTTTTAATCAGGACGAATTCGTGCCATTTATGGAAATCATTGATGCTTCAAACCTTAATGTTGGATTTTCAGTTAAGAATATCGGTGACAAGATTCATGTCGGTGTAAATAAGGGAAATTCAAACGGTATATATCAGGCATTGAGCAGCTACATCGCTCAGCATCAGAAGCCGGAAAACTGCATCGATCAATTTATTGCTAGTGGTGAATTTGATAAGGCTTTTAAGGATGTGTTTGGTTTACCGGAATCTGTGGTGAAAAGTTTAAAGGAGGTGTCTTGATGGTTTTATATATCTCAACGCCTGAGTTACTAAAGCGTTATGGGGTAACAAAAGGCACTTTGATCAACTGGCGCAATAAAAAGGATTTTCCTGAACCAGTGATCAAAGCACATGGGCGCTCAAGCAGCCGTTACGGAATCAAAGCCGTGGATGCCTGGGAAAGAGACAACGGATTGCTTGAATCACTTGAAATACAGCCTTTGATATCAAAGCGCTCGTAA